TCTTCTGCAGTAGTAGCAATCTGAACTTGGTCATCATTAATAGGAACAGCAAATAAATCTTCTGGTAGATATTCAGTGCTACCTATGCCAGGGAAATTGGTTGAAGTAATTCCAATTGCTGAAGTAGCACTTCCTACATGATAATATTTAATTTTCTCTCCGACAACATAGAAGTGATTTGGTATGTTGATAGTATTAGCAGAAATGTTTACAATAGAAGAATCATTCCCTATAAAAGATCTTTCAAAAATTGGTTCATTATCATGAGTTAAATTGAATGCTCTCATAATATCACTCTCTGTTCCACTATAATCTCCAAATCCAGATTTTATAAAAGCATTAGTAAAATCAATAGTTGTAGGATATGTATCATCATCATCATATTTCATAGCATTCATAAAGACAAGTACTTCAGTATCAATACTTGCATTTGGAGTAAATACTAATTCAACAACTCCTGCAGTTATCCTAGATCCAATTGTTCCTAATCCAGCAGAACCTGTTCCAATATCCGCCCATTCAACATCATAAGTTTCTCCACTTCCATCACTAGAATCATAATCATCAACAATAGCAAATTCAGATAATTGATATTCGTTATTTGTTAAATCTCTAACTTGAATTATACAATAAGCTCCATCATAAGTATCTACATAATCAGCAATTACATTTTCAGTTGGAGAACCTGAAGCAGCAATTGAAGTTGCTGTTGTTTCTAACTTTGAATGATGAAGGAAAACTGTTCCAACTCCACTAGTTCCAGAAAATGCGCTAGATAATCCTACTGTAATTGTGTTAACAGCAGCAGTTGTACCAATACCTGCATTTGGAATGAAATCAACTTTTAATGAAGAACCGTCTAAATATGGATAATAAGTTCCATATCCAGAAGTTGGAGAAACTCCAGTATTTGTAGTTAATTGTCCATACTCAATCATTTCAACATCTGTTCCATTATGAACAACATTGAGCTCAATAAATTCAAACTCATTATCATTCATACTAATATCTGGAGTCACCTCAACTAAAATCTTGGCAGAAGAATATGTATTTGCAATAGAAACAACTGTAGTTGTGGTTCCAGTGGAAACACTAGTACTATCAGTTATAATTAAAGACTCGGCACAACTACTACCAACACTAGTAGAACCAACCCCCAATATATTATCGCCAAGATTATAAGAAAGTGATGTAATCCAAAAATCATTTACAGTATATCTTGTTGGATAGAATAAAATTTCACCATTATCACCAGAAGTTCTAAAATCAAAAGATCCTTGATCATATACGCTTTCAACTCTAGCATATTGATTCATATATGCTTCAGTACCATCATGAACTAAATCGACTAACATTAATTGTCTTTCGCCATAATATCTCTTATCTCTTACATATGTAATTAATTTTCTACATCTCATTTCAGATAATACAAAAGTATCAACAATACTAAATGGAGTCGGTCTAGCATGACTATTAAATTGAGGACTAATATCATCAATAGAAAGTACTCTATTTCCTCTAGATTCCATATAATCTTGAAGAACCCTATTAGAAAATATAATTTCTGTAGAAACGGTATTTCCATTTAAATTCATACCATTTTCTTTAACCAAATCAAATCCAGAAACGCAATTAAGATTAGCAAATCCATCTAAATTATTAACAACAGAAACTGGTGTTAAATAAGTAGATAATCCAACCCTCATTGAACCTTGTGTAGATGATTCTATTTGCAAATCACTAAACTTTTTAAATCCTAAAGTATGGTTTAAAGAAGAAACAACATCTTTCCAAGTATCATAGGTAACTCTAGAATTCAATGCATAAGAGAAATTTTGATAATAATCACTATCTTGAAGTCTCTGAGTATTGTCATTCAATATCCCAGAATTAGTATTCCACCCATTCTCTACCTTAGAAAATGCATTAGTTTTGCCATAAGCCTCATATGTTCTTATAGAAGAAGCTATACCTTGAGTTTTTGAAGTACTTCCTACAACCAAATCGCCAACTTTAAACCCAGTACTAGATTTTGTTTTTAATTGACCTATTTTATTATTCCAATTATCAACAACACCCGTAGAAACATCTGATGTTACGGTTTCTCCAATAATATAATCATTTGATTTTAAATCTATATTAAATACAGGGAAATATTTTTCTGGTATAATTCTTCCACTAGAATTAATATCATCATAATCTCCAGGTAAGAGATCATCAAGATCATTAGCAAGAGAGTATGCAACAGTTCCAATACCTCCTAAGTTTTCATCAACAGAAGTTAAAGTAAAAAGTTTATAATTATAATTTGCAGAATCATATCCCTTTCCTGTAGATCCAACTCCTACACTTATTCCCTCAATCATTACCCTATCATTTACCGCAAAAGGAAAACTATTTGCAGTACTAAATCCGGAAGCCATGGTAACAGTAACACTCTTTGTAACCGTATTAAATCCAATTGTACTAATTCCTACACCATTAGTATTATGAATTGGAAGAATTGTTGGCGTTACATTATAAATTCCATAAGCATTCTTTAAAATATTTACTTGAGATTCTTCAATATCATAATCAAGATCTATATCTGGTACTAATTCTCCAGTTTTTCCATCAAGAACAATAAGTTCTGGAGCAGAAGTATAACCTCTACCAACAGAAGTTATACCAATAGACCCTAAAGACATAAGAGGTATAATCTCTTGAGTTTGAGATAATGCAATACTTGGATTTAAAGTTTTATCTGATGGAAAATCAAATCCAATATCATTAACTACTATTTTTTTAATTCCACCTATAGAATTGCTAAATGCTTTAATATCTGCACCTTTACCTAAGGTACTAGTAATAGTTGTAATTCCTGGAAGTTCATAATAATTGCTTCCACCATCCATTATTTGGAATTTTGTAATTGGTCCAGAAGTATTTGAAGAATCTGTTTCATAAGAAAGAATTTCACTATTTGTGGATGCATAAGAAACTCTTTCTGGAGAAGATGGTAAAGTGTATGTGAATGAAGTAGTAGATGCTATAGTAATCGTTTGTTTTCCATTATAAGCACTATTCATCAACTGAATTTCATTATTAGAAATTACTTCAGAATCTATACTAATTTGTTTCTTTGGTAAATTATCTCCTCCCTCGTATACTGGACTTAATTTATAATATAAAATTTCTGGTGTGTTTTTATTAATAGTTAAAGTTATATTTGCATCAGCATCTATACCAACTCTTCCTGTCTTTTTAACATTAAACTCTTTAACATTGATATTCTTATCCCATATTTTAGTATAATCTGAATCCTCATAGAAATTAAATTCAAATGCTGAATAGTCAACTCCTTGCCATGTCCATGCTAAAGAAGAATCACTTAAATCAAATTTAAAAGTAGAATCTTTATATGCCTTTAATGGTGGATTAACAGGACCAATACTTCCATTTGCAGTACTTCCAAGTGAAACAATATATGGCTTTCTTTGTTTAGAATTATAATAAGTATCTGATAACTTAAAGTTATTGTTATCAATTTTAACTATGTAATAGATTCCATCATCAGATAATCCTTGAATAGAAGTAGTTGCCGTATGAACAATCTTTTCTCCAGTTGTAAACCCATGATCGGTTATAGTAATTGTGTTTGAGGATGTGTTTACTCCAACACTAGTAAATGTTTTTATTCCAACTAAAACTCTTCTATTAGTATCATTATATTGAACTGTATATGTTGTTGCAATAGATGGATTTACATCAATAAAAACAGTATCGTTATTCTTTAATCCATGAGTTTGTGAAGTTTCTACTGTTACCAGTTGTCTGTTAGCTTCACCAGTAATAGCATCATAATTTGTTTGGAAACTATGATAAGTTCCTGTTCCAAATCCACTAAAGAATAAAGTGCTAGAATCTCTATTAGTACTTGCTATACCAACAAAAGTACCTTCCGTTCCCATTCCAACTCTAACAGTAGCAAGTCCAACTAAATCCCCACTAATTGCTGCTGCATAAAGAGTTTGTCCATCAGTTAATGGAACATGACCAGAAGAAGGATCAATCCAAGATACAATAGGATCACCACCATTTGAAGAATATGTTAGTTTATCTCCAGTATCTAATCCATGATTGGGAATATAAAGTCTCTTCGATTCTATCCAAGCGCGATGTCTTTCTACTCCTGACACAATATAATGCCCATTCCTGTAAATCCAAATAGGTTTATTATTGGATTCAAATAAAACTCCACCACTACCACCACGAGGATGAGGAGGAATATACCAAGCATAACTAGCAGTAGATAGACCAGGAACAGGATTTGTGGTGAATATTAAAGTTGTTCCAGCTCCAACACCAGAACTTGTTCCAAGTCCAACAGATTCTGATGGATTAAAGTAAAGTTGCTTATTTAAGTTAAAATTAGAAGTTGTATTAAATCCAGCATTAATAGTAAATTTCCTAGTATCTTCATATATGGGAGTTCCTGCTGAATGTCCTTGACCTACAGTTCCATCATATTCTCTAAGAACTTTAATTCTTGATAAACTTGGGCTTATATTTAAAACTTTTACTTTTTCAGTTCCAATTCCAAGAATATCATTTTCTCTTAAATCAGGATAACCAAGTTTTCCTGCAACATTCATATAAGTGACAATGCCAGTTTGTCCTGCAGAAGCAATTCCAACGCTTGTAGTTCCTATACCAACTAAAGAGAGTTTATTACTACTAACTCCAATAGAATATGATCCACTAATTTCTGAAGAAGTTGTAGACAATCCAGTAATTGTGACTTTATCCAAATTTTGAAGATTATGTGGATTATCTGCATAAACAAAATATTCTCCGTTGGTTAATCCTGGGAATATTTCAACTCCACCTATAGTGCTTGAAGCAACACTTATATTTGTTATTGGTTTTCCTAAAATTCTAGAAACTCTAGCAGATACTCCATATCCACCAGTATCTTCACTATCAAAAACTACATTATCCTCAATTCTATAAAAATCTCCTCCAGTTTCAATACCAATACTATTAACCTTTCCTGGAGATGTTCCTTTAACATCCATAGTTTGATTTAAACTATTTGGAATGTTAACATAATCATAAGTAATAGTATCTTCAATTAAATTATAAGGTTTGGTATTTCTAACCCAATTAGAATTTTGTAAGTCCGTATGATCTTGATTAGAAGATAAAAGATAATTAAAATTATTTAAGACAGAATAAAAATTATTACCAATAAAATATGGAAACACAGGACTCTTATAATCCATAAAAGGACCTGTTATTTCTGCAGAACTATTATTAATAGTAGTAAAATATGCATAAGTTCCATTAGGAAATTCTGGTGTAATTCCAAATCTTCCATTATTCTCATCCAAAACTGATTGATCACTTACTTCATAATAAGTAAAATCTTCAATAAAAAATCCTTTAGGAAATTGTAGTAAAGAAGGTCTATTTTCCTTTGAAGATGATTCTTCTTTATACCCAGATTTCATCTGAGTTACCACTCCTCCATTATTTGTAGAATATCCATATGGACCATAAATTGGATTTCCATCATATGCCCAACCAATAATTGGGGAATGATCTTCTGATTCTACTTCAATACCAGCAACTTTTTTTAAATCTGGAGATCCATATAACACATCTCCACTCTGATTTACAGCATATACATTTTCTCTTAATTTTCTAGGAGAATATAAATGAGAGTATTGCAGTCCTTCTTTATTATCCGTTTCTTCTACAATAAACCCATCATCATTAGTGAAAGTATTAAAATACTTTTCAAATAAATTTACTCTCCAAGTTTGAATAATAGTATTAAATTTGGCTCCAGATCCTGCAGGAATAACTGTAATAGAAGTAGCAGCACTAGTGTATCCAGATCCTCCAGAAATAATTTTAATAGAAGATAAAGATCCGTTTTCAATTATAGGAGTAAGTACCGCACCTACACCATCACCATCTAAAACCAAATTTGGAATAGATGTATAATTATTGCCACCATTTAAAATCAATAATTCGGTAATTGCCCCATCAGTAACAATTACTTCTACTTGAGCATTAGTTCCAGATGTTAATAAAACTGCAGGTTCTCTCTTATATTCAATAATTTCAGATGAACCATATCCAACACCAGTATTGGATAAATGTATCGATGTTATTTCACCTCTGACAATTGGTTGAACCTGTGCTTCAAAAGTTTCACTTCCTATTGAAGATATACCTACCTTACCAATCAGACTAATAGAAATTGGTGGATAATTAAATGACTGCTTTCCGATATTAGAAGATGCTGAAGTAAAACTGATATATTGTTTTGTAGAATATAAAGATTCGCTACTTGATAACTTAAATTTATCATCAGTTAATTTTGTTAGATAATATTCTGCTCCATCAGAAAGTCCTCCAATAGCATAAGTTCCTTTAGTATATTTTACAATTTCTCCTGATTGATATCCATGATTCTTAATTGTAATCTCATTTAAGAATGTACTAATCCCAACAGATTCTACAGTCCTTTTCTTATTTTCATAACCACTTCCGGGGTTAGATACGTTAATACCTTCTACTATGGACTTTTTATCATACGACTGTAAAGAGTGCCTTCCAACCCCTCCTGAGGTCAATACAACAGTATTGATGCCTATAATAGCATCTTCCTGTGTGTCATGAAGTTTTACTGTAGTATCATCTACATGAGAAACGAAATAATTTGTATTAGTAACTAATCCAACAATTCCTTCTTGATTGTCAGTAATATAAATTACTTTCTCAGCATTTTTAAACTTATGGTATGTTGAAAATCCAATTGTAGATAATGTATTTCCAAATCCAACTTCTTGTCCACTGCTTTGAGAATTAAAAGGTACATTATGAGTGGTCAAAGTCATTCGCACTTCAGCCAATGCTCCACTACCATTTCCGCCAGTAATTCTTACTGTAGGGGTTTCTTGATAATCAAAACCAGGATCTATAATTTGAACTTCTTTTAATGTTCCAGAAACGCCAATATAACCAGTAGCATCAGTTCCTATAATGTCGGTAATAACCAATGGTTGTGGATTTATAATATCATAATCTGATCCTGGAGAAGAAATTTCTATACTATTAAGTTCTCCATAATGAACAACTTCAGATGACTTATAATTTAAAATTTCTACTCCATTTACAAGAATTCCAGTAAATCCAGGAATAGTTTCCGTTAAAGTACCATCACTTTCTGGTTTAGCAATTTCTCTAAGAAGTTTTTGAGATCCTAAAGTATTAAGTCTTAAACTATATGTCTGAAAAATGCAATCAGTTACATTGGTATTTTCAACAATAGAAATAAATTTTGAATTATAAATATCACTCTTGCTTTTTGCAAGTTTTATAGTAGTTGCATTTATTCTTTTAATAAAATAAATTCCTTCATTAGGAGAAATTTGTCCTTCTTGCAACTTTATAATATCAGAAGCAAATAATGAAGAGTTAACAGATATTCTACTTGATTTTACTCCAGCAGCATTATAATATTCTTCTTCTACTTTTTCTGGAATATAATAAACTGCGTCTCCCGTATAAAATGAATGGTTTCCAATATCCAATTCCTCACCACTATAAGTTCCTGAAAATGTAATACTTCTATCTGAAGTATTAAGTGGCTGTGAATTATAAGATGGAATAGATGAAGATGCAACTAATAAATTATCAGAATGTTTTTCTTTATATACGTTTTGTACATCTGTTGCATATCTAGAAATAGATGGAAAAGAATTTGAACTTCCTTTTATAATATTTCTTTTAATAGTATACTTATTGTCAGTAGTAAGCTCTCCTTGACCTCTAATATTAAAAGATTTTTTATTGTTTATGGCAATAATTGAAGTCGCTTTAGTTATATTATCAGTACCAGTAATTTGTGCGGTATCTACATTTTTGAATTCATGGTCCACATTTAATGTTATCTTATATGTGTAATCCGAACTATCAATTAATTCAAAACTATCAATAATATAACTGGGAGCAATATTATAAACCCAATTTTCTCCTTTAAAACTAGTAAGACCAATTCCTAAAGTTTTAATTTCCGCAGTATCATTTTTCCCATAATAAGTTGTATTATCTGGATATTCAATGCCACTTAATACAGAACTAATCCTTACCTTAATATTTTTAGTTTGATCTTTAAAAGAACGTCCCCATGCAAATGTATTAATACCAATATTAGACTTATCTAAAATTATTCCATTTACATTTGTACATCCATAAAATTGAGTTAAAGATTTTGAAGTATAAGATACTATGCCTACTGATTCATCATTATAAGTAACTCTAAGTTCTCCACTATTACCAAAACCAACAGTGGAATCAACATCAAGAGTAGATTGTCCAATACCAATTTCCCCAATTAATTTTGTTCTGGCATGAACGACAA